AATTATTCCCCAATTTGGAACAATTACAGACCCACCGACAGCACCTATCTTTGGAGTTGTATATTTTAATAGTTGTTCCAGTACATTAGGTTCTGCTACATTATCATCATCAACTCTCCAAACCCAATCATATTCCATCAAATTTGCTTGTTGGTGATTATGATGTTGTCCCTTTCTTCCTGTAAAACGAAGTTCCCACTCAATTCCTTTCATACTTAACATATGGAAAATATTAGAATATATTTGATCTTCTCTCAAATCCTTTGGAGAATCATTATCATCAAATATAATTAATTTGTCAATTTTGTGAGTTTGATTTATAACAGAAGTTATAGCTAAAGGAAGTGTTGTGCAGTATCTGCCCTTTGTTGATATTGAACATAATATTTTATCTTTTGTCATACACACCCATCATTATATTAAATTTACCAATAGGAGAATCATGAAGATTTCCATTTTCATCACAATATTTAAAAGAAAAATCGGGAAAATGAGATTCATTCAATCCATGTAGCTTATGATGTTCTCCCCAGAATCCTTTTGGTTCCATGTAAGGAACAGTTATCAACAATCTTTTACATTTAGATTTCAATTTTTCAACAATATCAAGTCCATTATCAAGATGTTCTATAATCTCCATAGCAACAATAGTGTCATAAAAACCAAGATCAAATGTATTTATGTCTGCATGAATGAATTTTTTATTCCCCGGCCAATGTTCAAAAAAAGATTCCTCTATAACAAATCGATCATAATCGATTCCAGTATATTCAATATCATCCCTGAAAAATTGAGAACCATATCCATTAGAACATCCAACTTCTAGTACAGTATTTCCTACAATATTTGAAGATGCCCAAAGATATCTCAATTTTTCTCTTGGAGGAACGTCCTCTCCATTTACCGATAAATGTCTCTCATAATTATTGTTGAGCAAAGTTCTATAATATTCTATATTATATTTTTTTGCCAACTTTAATCCATTCATATAATAGATGTCGTGATAATTTGAAACTAAACTTTCGTCATGGACGGTCTGTTCTCCTTTATGATAAATAGGAAAATATCCCCAATACATTGATTCGTTAAGAATTTGTTTTTCTACACATTCTCTAACAGTAAATCCATGGTTTTCTGCTTCAATACAAAACTCAGCATCTTCTCCAGAACCTATCCCATATTCTTCATTTAACAATCCAATAGAATCAAATACAATTTTATCAATCATAACACAAAAAAATACACAAAAATCTCTCCCTGCTTCTGGAGAATATTGTTTTATTGGTCCAGATATTCCACATTTATTGTCCATATTAAATGGATGCTCTAAAAGTTTGACCCATAAATTTCTTGGTTGATCCAATAAAATTATATCATTATTCAAAAGAATTATTTTTTCTCCTTTTGATATTTTTATAGCCTCATTGTTTGCCTTTGCATATCCTATAGGACGATCATTCCATATATATTTGAAATGATTAGAAAAACCAAGTTCATCAAATTTCGATTGCAACTTTGTCAAATATTCTAAAGTATTGTCTACACAACCATTAGCAGATATTATAAGTTCAACATCTGACATAATTGTATATTTTAAAATTGATTCTATACAAGGAATCAATAAATCATCACAATGATTATATGTAGGTATTATTATTGTATATTTCATATATTATAGTTCAGCATCAAGAGTTATGTGGCCATATGCTGTTGTTAAACCAGCAAGTGTTGGGAAAAAAACTAATGATTTGTCTATAATTTGTCCGACAGATATTACACCGTCTGTGCCAGAAGACATTCTCCATGTGCCAGATGTTCCAGTAGCAGGATTCCATAGCGTTACAGTTGGTGCAGTTCTCATAGGAATTATATATTGGTGTGTATAATAAGCAGCAGAAGATGATGTATAATAATTTTTAATATATATAAGTCCAAGAGCCCCAGTGTAAGGATCGGATGCATAAGGAGCGGTTTGTTGGTAGTATCTTAAGCATTTTAAAAACATCAAGTCTTCTCCAATATTTTCAAAATCTGTTGCAACAGTACCATCTTCGAGTTGAACTTGTGCAATTTCAAAAATTCCTGTTTGAAATCCCAATGAATCGGTTCTATCACTAAAACTACTTCCAGCAGAAAACCAAAAATCAATTCCAAAATAATGATTTGATCCTAGTGTTCCCCCAGCAATACTCGGCCAAATAAAAGTTGATGTAAATTTTGTCCATGTGCCACCTAAAGTAACTTTTGTTATGGGTATATTATTTGCAAGTGACCCGCCAGCTCCTGTTGTTTGTTGACCAGAAACCGCCAATTGATTACCAATAACTGACGTTCTTGCCCAAAAACTTAATGTCATGGTTTTACTGCTAGAGTAATAAACTCTATCAACTCTGTGTCTTTTTATACAATAATGAGAAGGTAATGTTCCAAGTGATTGGACATTTGTTGAACTGTAATATATAGGATTCCCATCAACCTCTGTTTGTCCTAAAGGAAATGTGCCTATCCCATGATGTCTTGTGATTCCGTTAAATTCATTTATCCATCTATCATCGCTTCCATAAGAATTTACTGTAGATGATTGTGATGTCCCCCTCTGCCAAAATCTAAAATTACCATTAATTATATAATTTTTGCCTAAATTATAATATAATAAATTTAAATTATCACACACCCAAGATTGACCATCCCAAACCCAGCGTTTATCTCCATATGTATAAACATCATTCACGGTAGGGGATGCTGGAAAATTTATAGCCATGTTATATATCCTTTATTTTTATTATTAAATTTCACCATCTACTGACCATTGGAATATTACCAAACATCCATGACCCAATGATCCACCCGAAAGATTGTATGTGGGAGAAAACCCCCATGGGGTCTGACGTGAAGACGCTATAGTTCCTAAAGTTCCTGTTAACCCATATTGTGTCAAAGCATCTATCGAAAAAGAATATCCGGATGTTCTTTTCATCACTTTAAACGCAATAGGACTAAACTGTAAATATGCTGCATTATATGATATAGCTGTATTAAAACATGTCCCATAACTTTTTTCATAATATCTTAGACATAATGTATATTCTTCTCCAACATGTCTTTGCTCAAAGTCTGTTGCAACTAAACCATCTTCAAGTTGTACCCGTGCAATATCAAATGTTCCTGTTTGTTGTCCAAGATCACCAGTAACATCAGAATAATCAGTCCCAGCAGAATACCAAAATTCAAAACTTATATAATTATCAGATGTTATAGTATAACCAAAAAGATTCCCTGTAGTAAATGATACAGTATATTTTGTCCACACACTGGTAACATTAATTTTTTGTACAAAAAATCTATCCCAAGTGCTCCCTCCAGTTCCAAAAAATCTTGTACAAGCTATTGAAATATTTTTTGGAGAGTCTGCTTTAGCCCAAAAAGATAATGTCAACGGTCTTGAATTGAATCTTTGAAGGTATTCTAAATTTTGTCTTTTTATACAATAACACGATGTAGTATTTGTTATATTGGATACTACAGTTCTACTATAGTATGATGGCCCCCCCGGAACTTCTTCTTGATTATATGAAAAACCTTGTGCAGAATGTGTTACACTTAAAAGATTAAAGTAATTATGCCATCTATCATCACTTCCATAACCAGTCACTGTTTGTGTTGTTCCTCTTTGCCAAAAATCAAAATTTCCATTTATTAAAAGATTTTTATATGTCGTTTTTGTTGATAATCCGGAATATCCGGATATTCCTGAATAACCAGAAATTCCCATTGTTCCCTGATTTGTATCAACCCATTGAGAAGAGTCTTCATCATTATAATATACTTTTAAAGAACCATTCTCAGAATCCCACCACAAATCTCCTGAATTTGCACTTACTGGTGCAGTATTGGCAATTATAGATTTTGCAGATACCCCAGAATATCCTGTATTAACAGAAACCCACGATTCTCCATCCCATATCCAAGAACTTTCATTGTAAACATAAGTGTCATTCACTGAAGGATTATTTGGAAAATTTAAAGCCATATTATTCTCTTATAAATTTATTGATATATTATTAATGTCATCTGGTGTAAAACTGTCACTTTTATGTTTTGATTTTATTTCATACTCTAAAACTTCTTTAGTTCCATAACTCTGTAATACTTTATTAAAAAAAGTAATACAAAAATCTTTAAAATCCTTTACTGTGAACACAACATATTTAGGAGTTATTTCATCAATCTCAAATTCTGCAGTTTTCCACAAACCATTTTGTGTTGGTATAAGATTGGAATTCGACAATCCCATTATTTGAATAATTGTAAATATTTGAATAAGGTAATTTTTTGTCAATTCATCATGAAAAAATAAATAAGTTACATCATTTAAAGTGAAAGGAAATGTAGAATTATTTACATTATCATATTTCTCATACAGTTCAACCAACTTCAAATCTGCAATTTCATCTTTTTCTTCTTTGTTTGTTTTATACTCTTCGGTAACATTTCCTTCTGCAAGCCAATTTTGATAATTTCCCCACTGCCAATTACTTGGCGTTATTCCATATATTCCTTTACTTGGAATATTTACTGCTGTTTTTTCTTTGTTTGCAAATTTATACATAAATTCTCCTTTTAATTATAATTCAGCATCTGCAGTCCAATCAAATTGTAAAGTACAGGCTCTTCCTGCTACCCCAGAAGTCCAATTCCATGCAGGTACAAATGCATACTCAAGATAATAGATAGTGGCTAATGATCCGGCAGTTCCAGCGTGACCCAATGAAGTAAGAGTGCCAATTGTCATAATAGGTCTTATCCTCTTATGTACATTGAATTCTACAACTGTACATCTTGTAACAGCCGTTGTTACTTGAACTCCTGCATAAGGCAATGAATTAATTCCAAATTCATAATATCTTTTACATAATTGTAACTCTTCTGTGTAGTGTCTTTCATCCAACTGGATATTATTAGAACCTTTTATAAATTGAACTTTAGCTATATCAAAAAGTATATTCTGGTTGCCAAGATTGTTTGTACGTTCTGCCATAACTGATCCTGAGTCAAGCCAAAAATTTATTCCTAAAAATGAAGAGTTTGGGTCTGTTCCTAAATTTTTACCTGCTATTGATGGCAACGTTGTAGTTAAAATGTATTCGGTCCATGACGTTGTTAGTGAAATTGTTGTAATATTTATTGACTTGACAAGATCAGAAGGTAATCCACCAGTTCCAAAATTATACTCAAATTCAACTGCTATATTTTTTGGGGCATCAGCTTTTGCCCAAAATGATAAAGTATATGTTTTGTCAGCATATTCCAAAAGATTTTCTAACCGTTGGCCAATATGAACATAACTAATAGATAATCCAGAAGTTGCCACATTTGTCCTATGATAAAAAGGAGATGATGTTGGAACGTCTGTTTGTCCAACATCAAAATATCCTATGCCAGTAGTAAATGTTGACGATCCTGCAACCGACCTCCATCTATCTGCTGCACCATAACCATTCACTGTTTGCGTTGTACCTCTTTGCCAAATAAAAAAACTTCCATTTATTATTTTATTTGAATATATAGAATGTCCCGAGTAACCAGAAATACCACTAAATCCTGAATAACCAGAACTACCAGAATATCCTGAAAAACCCATTAATCCTTTTGCAGCATCAACCCATTGAGAAGAATCTCCATCAACGTAATATACTTTTAATGATCCCGATTCGTTATCCCACCACAAATCTCCAGAAATTGCACTTACTGGTGCAGTATTAGATACTATTGATGTGGATGACACTCCTGAGTAACCAGATATACCTGAGAATCCTGAGTAACCAGAACGACCAGAGTAACCAGAACGACCAGAGAATCCAGAGTAACCAGAACGACCAGAGAATCCAGAGTAACCAGAACGACCAGAGTAACCAGAGATACCAGAGAATCCGGAGTAACCAGAACGACCAGAGTAACCAGATATCCCAGAGAATCCAGAATAACCAGAGATACCAGAGAATCCGGAGATTCCACTAAAACCTGACGTACCTATGGCACCATTGATACCAGAGAATCCTGAGTAACCAGAGTAACCAGAACGACCAGAGTAACCAGAACGACCAGAGTAACCAGAACGACCAGAGTAACCAGATATCCCAGAGAATCCTGACGTTCCTGTATTACCATTGATACCAGAGAATCCTGAGTAACCAGATATACCACTAAAACCGGATGTACCTATGGCACCATTGATACCAGAGAATCCTGAGTAACCAGAACGACCTGAGAATCCTGAGTAACCAGAACGACCTGAGTAACCAGAGATACCACTAAAACCGGATGTACCTGTAGCACCATCAATACCAGAGAATCCTGAGTAACCAGAGTAACCAGAACGACCTGAGAATCCTGAGTAACCAGAACGACCAGAGTAACCAGATATCCCAGAGAATCCTGACGTTCCTGTATTACCATTGATACCAGAGAATCCTGAGTAACCAGA